AATGCTTTTAAGGCGAAATGGGTTGACTACATAGAAGATCAGTTTGACAGGCGTGACAATGGGTACTGGTTCATGAATAACGGACAGCCGTCATACATAACTGGTACCCACTACATGTACCTTCAGTGGTCCAAGATCGATGTTGGTCTTCCAGACTTTCGAGAGTCTAACCGCATCTTCTGGATATTCTGGGAGGCGTGTGTTGCGGACATACGCTGTTTTGGAATGTGCTACCTAAAGAACCGCCGATCTGGATTCTCATTCATGTCATCTGCAGAGGTTGCCAACACGGGAACCATATCAAAAGATGCTAGACTTGGGATATGTTCGAAGACTGGTCCAGATGCCAAGAAGATGTTTACCGACAAGGTTGTTCCTATCGTTAGGAACTACCCGTTCTTCTTCAAACCTATCCAGGATGGTATGGATAATCCAAAGACCGAACTAGCGTTTCGTGTACCATCTAAGAAGATTACAAAGAAGAATATGTATGAGGACCACGGTGATGATATCGAAGGTCTTGATACCACTATCGACTGGAAGAATACATCCGACAACTCATACGATGGTGAGAAGCTATTACGACTTGTGGAGGATGCTGTTTATCCCTATGGAGTGGAACTATGAGGGGTATATCGACGAGTACGGATTCCCAATATTTGAAAATCCGAAGACTCCAGTTGTAGGTATCGATGGAGAGTTGATACACAATGGAGTAATAACGTACTGGGAGAATGAGGTTGCTGCACTAAAGAACGACAGTAACGCACTGAACGAATTATACAGACAGTTCCCTAGAACAGAATCTCACGCATTTAGAGATGAATCTAATCAGTCTCTATTCAACCTTACGAAGATATATCAGCAGATCGATTATAACGACTCTCTAATAAAGGAACAGTTCCTAACTAAGGGTAACTTCCATTGGAAGGATGGAAAGTTGGACTCTGAGGTTATATGGACCCCAGATAGGGACGGTCGATTTATAGTGTCTTGGATACCGCCTTCAGCCATGAGGAATAAGAAGGAAGTGACAAGGAATGGAAAGTTTATGCCTGGAAATTCACACAGATGCCCCTACAAACCAGTTCTTTCTTGAGTACGTTACACGTACACAGACAGCAGAGATATTTTTTGAGGATGTGCTTATGGCGTGTGTATTCTATGGAATGCCAGTACTTGTCGAGAACAATAAGCAGAGACTCCTGTACCACTTAAAGAACAGGGGCTATAGAGGGTATTCTATGAATAGACCAGATAAGCATACGTCAAAGCTTTCAAAGACAGAGATTGAACTTGGAGGTATTCCAAACACGTCTGAGGATATTAAACAATCCCACGCTTCTGGAATAGGAACATATGTTGAGAAGTATGTTGGGTACGATCTTGAGGGTACATACAGAGACCCAGAGGAGATGGGTTCTATGTATTTTACGCGTACACTAGAGGACTGGGCTAAGTTTGATATCAACAACAGAACAAAGCATGATGCCTCCATAAGCTCTGGTCTTGCAATAATGGCAACTCAAGGTCCACTTTACGAGCAACCGAAAGAAAAGTCAAAAATTATCATTAATTTTGCAAGGTACGATAATAGTGGGCCAATGAGCCGAATTAAGAAATAATGGATAAACCAGAAATCATTGTAAAGGCACTACCGTTTCCAAGCCATACAGCTACGGAGTCGGAAAAAAGATCTAAAGATTACGGGCTAAGGGTAGGTAAGGCTATAGAGGGAGAGTGGTTTTCACGCACTGGTTCTGGATGCCGTTACTTCGACAGATATGCTGACTTCCACACGCTAAGAAGATATGCTCGTGGTGAGCAGCCTATTGGTATGTACCAAGACCTAATGAAGGTTAATGGAGACATGTCTCACTTAAACCTTGACTGGAGGATTGTTCCTATTGCAAATAAGTTTGTTGACATCGTTGTTAACGGTATGTCTGACAAGATGTACTCTATAAAGGCGCAGGCTGAGGACGTTACATCTGCAGAGAAGAAGAATCTATTCCAGCAGATGGTTGAGGCTGATATGTATGCGAAGGACTTCTTGAAGCTTACAAAGGAACAGTTTGGTGTTGATGCGTACAATGTCAATCCAGAGGAGATACCAGAAAATGATGAGGAGCTAGGTCTATACATGAACCTTAACTATAAGGCTGGGGTAGAGATCGCTTCTGAGATAGCAATAAATACAATATTTGAGCTAAACGATTATAATGATTCAATACGCCCAGCAATACACTACGACCTTGTTGTATTAGGTAAGGCAGCGGCAGTACATGAATTCTTCCCAGGTGTAGGTATACAGTTGAGATATGTTGACCCAGCTAACCTTATTCATTCGTACACAGAGAAGTCAGACCATTCGGACTGCTTCTATTTCGCTCATGTTGAAAATGTACACTACACGGAAATCAGAAAGATCAATCCAGACATAACAGACGATGAGCTAGATAAGATCAAGCTATGGGGTGCGTCATGGTATGGAGAATACCCAGAAACAGGTCAGTACCTTGACAGTCCTTTCATGAACGAGACCGTATCACTTCTATTCTTTAGCTATAAGACTGACAAACGTTTTGTATATAAGAAGAAGTACTTAAGCAACGGAGGGGAGAGAGTTATAGAGAGAGACGAAACCTTTGTTCCAGATGGAGAGGGAGATATGAACTTCGAAAGAAAGGACGTTATTAAGGAGGTTTGGTATGAAGGAGTATTGGTATTGGGGTCTAATTATCTAATTAAGTGGTACTTACAGAAAAACCTTGTTAAGCCAAAGGCTAAGATGGATCGTGCTCTACCTAACTATATTGTACACGCTCCACGAATGTATAAGGGTGAGATAGATTCTACTGTACGTAGAATGATTCCTCACTTGAATCAGATTCAGTTCACTCACCTAAAGATTCAGCAGGTAGCACAGAGGGTTAACCCAGATGGTATATACCTAGATGCTGACGGTCTTGCTGAAATCGATCTTGGACAGGGTTCAACATATGGCCCTCGTGAGGCGTTGGATCTATTCTTCCAGACTGGTTCTGTTATCGGACGAAGCAACACACAGGAAGGAGATTTCAACAATGCTCGTATTCCAATCCAAGAACTGGGGTCACGAAGCGGTTTCGATAAGATACAGTCACTAATTACACTATACAACCAGCACCTATCTATGATACGTGATGTTACTGGGCTAAACGAAGCTCGTGACGGATCTCAACCAGATAGCAGAGGATTGGTTGGACTACAAAAGATGGCTGCAGCAGCTAGTAACGTGGCAACTCGCCATATACTAGACTCCAGCATAAATATTACAAAGAGACTTGCACAAGGTATATCTCTTCGAATATCTGATATACTCAAGTATGCTCCTTTTGCTGATGAGTTTGCCATGCAGATTGGTAAATACAATATGGCGATACTTGATGATATGAAGGATCTTCCGCTGTCTTCACTTGGTATCTTTATTGAACTTGAGCCAGAAGAGGAAGAAAAGCAAAACCTTGAGAATAACATTCAGATAGCACTAGGGCGCAACGAGATTGGACTTGAAGATGCCATCGATATCAGAATGATAAAGAGTATCAAGATGGCTAACCAAATGTTGAAAGTTAAGAAGAGAACAAGACTTAAGGCAGCTCAAAAGAGAGAGGACGAGCAGTCAGATATCCAGATGCAGATTAACATGCAATCACAACAAGCTGCTGCTGAACAGAAGATGCAGACAGCACAGGTTGAAGCTCAGGCAAAGATTTCCGTTGAACAAGCAAAGGCTCAAGGACAGTTGGCTATTCTTGAAAGAGAAGCTCAACTGAAGCTTATGTTAATGGAGAAGGAGCTTGAAATAAACATGCAGCTAAAGGGTATTGATACCCAGGAGCAGATGAAAAAGGATATGGAAAAAGAAAAGGCTAAGGATGAGCGTGTAAAGAAACAAGGTACCGTTCAGTCTAAGCTTATAGAACAAAGAAAGAAAGATCTTCCAGCGATTAATTTTGAAAGCTCTGAAGATGATCTATCTGGTTTTGATTTGAATTCATTTATGCCTAGATAAAAAAAAAAAGAGAGATGAGAAAGAATAAGACAAGAGTTAACCCGTATGCATCTGGAACAGCAGACAAGTCTGGATATGACGTAAACTATGGCGTTTCGATAACGAAAGGACCAGTTTCTTTTGATGTTAGCCAAAGTAGGGGTACTGGATATAGCCCAGAGACTGATGTAAATCTATCATTGAGCATTCCTATTACGCGGAGAGTTAAGGACAAGCGAAAGAAATTGTAATGAAGAACGTATCAATACAAGGAGTAAAACACTCTGTAAAAAAGAACAAGAGTGGTGATATTGTTGTAGAGCATACTAACATTGCGAATGGCAAGTACGATAAGATTAATCTGACTAAGAAGGCTGAGGTTAAGACTGTGTCAGAAGGAATTAAGGCCACTAGAGAGTGGCATAAGAAGAATCCATACCATAAGGGTAAGTAATATGAAAAAAGGATTGTACGCGAACATTCACGCCAAAAGAAAGCGCATCGAGCAAGGGTCTGGTGAGTCAATGCGTAAGCCTGGCACCAAGGGAGCCCCTACAGAAGGCGCATTTAAGAAGGCTGCTAAAACAACTATTAAGAAAAAATGAAGGATTCAAGGCTAGATCGAGCTGGTGTACTTGGGTTCAATAAACCGAAGAGAACTCCAAGTCACCCAACAAAGTCTCACATAGTTGTGGCGAAGGTTGGTGACATTATTAAGACGATCCGTTTTGGACAGCAGGGCGTAAAGACAAACCAGACCGCAGGTCAGAGAGAAGCGTTCAAGTCTCGTCATGCAAAGAATATTTCAAAGGGAAAGTTGTCAGCGGCTTATTGGGCCGATAAGGTGAAGTGGTCTCCATCGAAGACTGCGCAACCAAAGAATAAGAACTGGGTAAAAGGGTCTTAAAAACGTGCATTACTTTTTTCGTTAATTTTGTAACAATTTAAATATAAATACAATGGCTGAGGAGCAAGAAGAACAACAACCAGAAATCATTGTACGTCCGCTAGACGAACGTCAGGAGAGTAAGGTAGAACAGGAAAAGAGATTCCTGCAAGAAGAGGAAGAGAAGCAGCAAGTAGCTGACGAAACAGAAGATAAACCAGTATCAGAGGTGGTTGAAAGACCAGATCTTACTGAAGATGACGTTCTTTCATTTATTAAGAAAACAAAAAACAAGGATGTAACATCTATTGATGATCTATTCAAAGAGCCAGAAGTGGTTGAGAGAGAGCAAGAGATTCCATTTGAAGATGTAAAGGCATTCCTTGAATACAGAAAAAAAACTGGACGAGGATTAGACGACTTTATCAAGCTCAATAGAGACCTTGAGAAGGAGGATCCGAACCAGTTACTTGCTGACTATTATCGCACCGTTGAAGATTTTGACAATGATGATATCAAGGCTATGATGAAGAAATTCTCATACGACGAAGATATGCATACAGATGACGAAATTGAGGAGCGCAAGTTGGCATTTAAACGCGAAGTCAAAAAGGCAAGAAAGCACTTCGAAGGTCTTAAGGAGCAATTCAATGTACCTCTTGAGTCAAGAGATACATTCGTTCCAGAGGAAGAGAGAGAAGCTTACAAGTCTTTCAAGACTAGGGCAGCAGCTGAAGAAAAAACTCAAGGTGAGGCAGCTGAACGTTCTCGTGTGTTTGCTGAAAAGACGAATGCACTCCTATCAGATAAATTCGAAGGTTTCGATTTTAATCTGGGAGAATCAAGCATTAAGTTCAAACCAGCAGAGGCAGAAACACTAAAGAAGTCGTCAAACATTCAGAACTTCATCTCGAAGTTTTTGGATGAAAACGGATTCCTAAGTGGAGACGGTTCAGAATTTCACAAGAGTATCGCAATGGCAAGTAATCCAGATCAGGCAGCGAAGTTCTTCTACGAGAAGGGTGTAGCTGATGCTATCGAAAGGATGGAGAAGGAGGGTAAAAATATAGACTTCCGAGGAACTCCTCCAGCAGTTAGTAACGATGGAATACAGGTCAGAGTTCTTGACAGCAATGGTCCGACAGGTATGAAATATAGAAAACGTTAAAAACTAAAAAAAATGGCTGGAACATTAGCAGTATCGCCAGGGGTAAACATCACCCCTAGCTCAGTAAAGGCAACATTGCCTGGTAATTACATTACAAACTTTAACTTCTTGAATCAGTATATGCCAGACGTATACGAGCAAGAATTCGCACGTTACGGAAATCGTTCTGTTGCTTCATTCCTTCGTGGAGTTAGCGCTGAACTTCCTTTCTCTTCTGACCTTATCAAGTGGACAGAAGAAGGTCGTCTACACACTAAGTATGAAGGAATGACTCCATCTGCTTACTCATCAGGTACTCAGACCTTCACAGTTGCATCTGGTGCGATGGTATTCCGTAGAAACCAAACTGTATTACTTCACTCTCCATCACTTGGAATTTCTAAGAAAGCTATCATCAGTGCTGATCCAACAGCTACTTCATTCAATGTCTCATATTATGAGGCTGTACCTGGAAACCCGTTCCCAACAGGAACAGTAACTGCATACGTTTACGGTTCTGAATTCAGAAAGGGTACTAATGGTATTGAGGGATCTTTGGAGGCTGATCCAATGTTCTTCGATGCCAAGCCAGTTATCATCAAGGATGCTTACACAGTTTCTGGTTCTGATATGGCTCAAGTTGGTTGGGTTGAAGTTGTTGAAGCAGGAAAGAAGAGCTACCTATGGTACTTGAAGTCTGAAGGTGAAACTCGTCGTCGTTTTGAGGACTACCTAGAGATGATGATGGTTGAGCACCAAGAGGCTGCTGCATCTTCAGCTGCAGAAGCTTATCTATCTGCTAATACTGGTGGTGGTAACGCTGGATCA